GATTTTAATTCGGCACAATTTATCATCTACCGAATACTGCAACACCGAGTTGGTTTGCTTTTACTTTATCGTCCATCTTACCTAAATCACCTAAGACGGCATTAAACACATCTGCAGAAGTTCCTTTACCTTTGTTAAAGTTATCCCAGACTTTTTGTGTTTGGGGTGACATTTCAGCAAAGGCATCAGATACACCTTTAGAACCATCCTGTACCCGAATTCCGAACTCTTTTACAAGGTCGTTAATGTAATCGAGATTATAACTACCATCACGAGTACCGTTTGCCATAATGGTAAACATCTCGTTAGCAGAGAAGCCGGCTTGTTTATACAGTGGAGCATATTCGGCCACATTATCAAACATTTCATTTGAATAGTTCAAACCTTCTTGTCCACCAGCAGCAAATAAATCGAATGCTTCCTTTGAAGAAATACCAAACTGATTCATTAACTGCCCTGCACCACGAGTTACTTCATTGATATCAGAATCAAATGTTTTACCCAATGTCATAGCGCTTTTTGTAGCTTCTTCTAATTCTTCGTGAGGAACGTCTTTCATATTCTGATACACTTTTATAAGAGACTGATCCACTTCTTCAATACTTTGGCCAAATCCATCTTTCCAAGTTTCTTTTGCGATTTTACCAAGGTTTTCAGCACCTTTTTCAGTAAGACCTAAAGAAGATTGGATGTTTCTTTGAGAAGTATCGAAGTCAGAAGCCACTTTTACAGCGGCAGCACCGATACCAGCTAAAGGTAAGGAAACGCCCGTTGTCATGTTTGTACCAACATCTTTCATTTTGTTACCTACATGACTAATTGATTCCCCTGCCTTTTGGAATTTATCATGCATTCCATTCGCAGTCTTTTGTACACGATCTTCGAATTGTTGTAAATCTTTATAAGCGCCTTCTGCTTTAATACCAATCGTCCCGAACAGTTGGAACATTTCAGCTAACATTTACGCACCCCCTTTCACGGGGCCGATAACCATTTTATTCTTCATCGTCTTCTTGGAAGTGAGCCATGATTTGAGCAACATGCGCTTCACACTCTTCTTTCGTCCATACTTCACCCATTTCATAAGATGATTCTTTATCGTCCTGGGTGTCCGTTAGTCCAAAGGCTTGAAGATAATCATTAAAAGTAGTACCTTCTTCAAGTTGACGGGTTTGAAAGCCAATGAACGCCATCTTCTTCCACTCATTTAGTTCTTCTTGCTGCTCTTCTCGTGCAATTAAAGAAAACAGGTCCATTAAACGCGAATACGGTATAGATAAGACATAATCATCTGTCCATCCATACCGTTTTTGTATCTTGTCGAAAGCACGTAACATATTTTGTTCTGCTTCCTCTAAATATTCATCTGAATCTTCATTTACGCTAGGATTGGCGCTGCTGCTGATTGGCTCCATTTCTCGCTCTGAACTTTCACGAGTCCCTTGACCTGGTTGAAAAAAGTCATTAAGTCTTCACTTTCCAGTAATCCTTGAATAACAGAAACCATTGCTTCCGAAGGGAACTGTCTAAATTCTTCTGCTTTTACTTTTAATAAACTAGCAAAGAACTCTGTAAAATCATCCTCACAAGCAGGGATCATCGTTAGAACACGGAAAGCAAATTCTAATCCTTTTTGTTGCTGCTTCTCTTTAAGGGCAACTAATTGTGCTTGTTTTTCTTCTTCTGGAAGAGATTCTGCTGCTTTAGTAAGTTCATCCATTGCTTGCTTATCCTTACCGAAATCAGCGAAGTTAACTATTGCGCTGCGTCCAACCTTCGAAATAATCTTAGCGAATCGCCAAACGTCCGTTACATTTAATCGTCGCATCGTTACTTTTTCACCTAAGATTGTAATTTCTGTACCGGTATTCATCATTTTTTCTAATATAGAAGTCATTTTGTCCGCTCCTTTTTTTGTATTCAGCTCGTTTTATGCAATAGAAAACCGACTACCATTTATGCGGTAGCCGGTGCTTTTTGTACTGTTGCTTTCTTTTTCTTTGGTAAATAGATTTCGTATGGTGGTGTAGTTGGTGCAGATTCACTGTAATGACCGATAAATTTACATTTCAAACCAACCGTTCCTTTACCGTCTTTCAGATCCACCTCAATAGAAGAAACAACCATCGCATTACGAATTACGAATATAACAGGTAATTCACTACCCGAAATCATACCAATGAGTGCAATATCATGATAGTTTGAATCAGGAATATCATTTGAAGGTTTCATAATATCGTAATCAGTTTCAGTTGTACTATCTACCGTCATCCCAGGTAAAGCTAACTGCAGGTTTTCTTTTGTAAACTCTACTAATGTAAGTTCTACATGTGGTTCATCTTTTAATAACCACTTACCACGCACCATTTTACCTAGCACACCATCAATATCTGCATCATAATACTCACGATCAAAACCCACTTTAGTTCCGCCTGTAGTCGCTCCTACAAGTTCACCTAATTCTTTTACACTTTTAAATCCTTTGTACATGACACCAGGACCGATAACAAAATTATCTGTAGTCCCTTCACGGACACCATTAATTAATTTCCAGCTCATTTGTCCTACCCCCTAATACAAGTCCGTTCGCATGGTTCGGACAAGAAATTTCGCATTTATATGAATGATAGATGGGTCTTCATCCGGTACCGGCAGTTTCCCTGCACGATGTATAGAAAGTATCCCATCATCTTTTAAACCAACTTCTCTATCTAGTAACTTCTCAATACGTGTAGCAATTAATCTTGCCTTATCATAATCCCCATTATCACAATACACATCGAAATTTAGAATCAAACGATCTATAATTTCAACATCATCCGGATTATCTGCTTCAATTCTCATAACTACATAAGGCATTTCCATATCATCTTGTGCAGTTTGGAATGAAAGAGCAGGCCCTTTGTCCTCGCCTTCACCATACTCTGATAGATTAGCTTTTATTATTTCGTCTTTCTCTACAAGCATTCTAATAGCTGCAATAGCGTTAGACATCTATTACCCTCCCATCATTCTTTTAAGTTCTCTACGTTCTTTTTCAAACGTTTTTAATAGGAATGGACGGGCTTCCATATGACTTGTACCAGTTTCAAGCCATATTGCTTTTTTCAAATCGCTTCCTACTGCGCCTAACACTTCCGATTGTGATCGTTTGACATTATACTTAATCGAATTTAATAAATCACCGGTACGAACAGCAGGAGCTTCACCTGGTTTAGAAGCGGTATATTTACGACTCGTATGAGGTATTTTGTATTGCTTACCGCTACGGCTACCTGTGAGATTCTTCTTAACTTGATTTTGTAAATGAATAGATGCTGCTGTGACTTTTTCAACACACATAGCATTAATATGCGTCTTTACTTGCTCCATATTGCTTGAGTACTCAATTTCTACTGAATTCGCCATATAGAATCATACCTTTTCGCAATAAATTTCAATGTGATGATTCATAAATGCAGGATTACGTGGTTCACCTTTTACTTCAAACATATAATCAACACCTAATTCTTCACTTTTAAAATGGATACGATCATTAGGCTTAATTTTGTAGGAAGCAGGTGCATATATCTTAAAGGTTGTATCGAAATTTTGTTTATCACGCTTAAACCTCTCATTATCAGCAGCAGAATTAGTAGTTACACGACAAGTCATATTCTCATAAACGTCTTCTTCTACTTCTGCATAATTACCGGAGGATTGTTTCTTTTTCATTTTTCGTTTTACTACTACCTCATGAATATATAAATCATCCATTCCACCATCATCGAAATACATTTCGTTCATGTGGCCATCACCGGCTTAACTCTTGCTCTAAACCCTTTTAAGCCATTGAGTATCTTATTGTTTGTATCTGGTTCATCTAGCGTTTCTGGGCTAATCTGGTACGAATAATCCCCAATGCTTTCCGATGTCTTCATACCTTTTCGTTGTAAGTTAGAACGAACTACTGCAGAAACAACCAAATCAATAATACATTTCTTCATAAGTACCTGCAGATCATCATAATCTTGTATTTTATATTCGAATTCATATAACTGATTTTCGGATAAACCATAAACAATACGCCCATTTACAGTAATAGAATCGGTCATATCTTGTTTAGAACTAACATGAGTTACTTTTGCTATAGATTCAGAAGGAAAAGAAAGCCACGCTAGTTTGCTTGTTTGAATGACTTCTTTCATTGGATTCTCCGGCTTAACTCTTAAATACTTTCTAACAATAACTGCATAGTAATCTATTAGTTCTTGAATTACTGTATCAGGCATCTTCTGCACATTTACGCGGTCTTTAATGTCCTGCAAGGTAATATCCATTATGTTTCTTTCTCCTTCTTATCGACTTCTTTTACAAGTTCAAAATGTCCAGTACTTACAAGGTAATCAGCTTTTTCATTTGCAACTGTTTCTTCTTGGCCATTCTTAAACTTTTGCATAAGCGGTGTAAGTGCCACCGTATCGCAGCGTAACTACTTTCATAATTAACACCCCTTTCACGAATGTAAACTATTACATGAAAGTTTACATTCGTATTGTTGATTTTATTGGTTACATCTCGTTCCCCATTAAAAACAAGAAAATATTAAAAAAGTATACATTCAAAACCCTAATAAAAAAGGGTTTATTCCCATAAAAAATACGCCTGGATATTAAGCTCCAAACGTATCCGGAATATTTGTTAGGATTGCTACTGCATCCATTTCTTGAATTACAGCATCATCATCAAAGTGAATTACATAGAATCGTTTATCTTCCATTACTGCAGATTTACCTTCTGTTGTTTTACGAATGCGAGTTTCATATGTGTTAACAGCAATAAAGTTACGTGGATCCGCAAGAATAATAATGTCATCTGATAAAGAAGGAACCGTAACAATCCCATAACCCATTGGTTTATTTACTTGATCGCCAGCGCCTAATAACGCTGCGTCTCCCGCTCCGGTTGGACGGTTTGTTAAATATTCAATCCATTTTTCTCTACGATTTGGTGACATAATCCAACGTAGATTACTATTTTTATATTTATTTGGCATTACACCAGATAAAGCAAAGATCGAACCTTTACCAAATCCATTAGCTTTTGCTTCTTCCCCTGTACCAGTTACTAGTTTAGCGTGGTCAATAATATGCGATTCTTTTGATTTTAGAATCTTCTTCAACCAGCCATCGTTAATTGATAAAAACGGATCAGATGATTCAACATCACCATTCCAGTGTAAATCCTCTAGATCAATACCTGTTTGAGTTGACATAAGTGTCATTACAGTATCTTCAAAGCCTTCACCTTCAATATTTTCACGCAGCGTTTCTTCTGTAATTTCCCAAGGTAGACGGAGTGCTTTTGTATTGTATGGAATAGTTGATGTAGTAACACCTGCACGGTAATCCTCATCTTTATTCTCTGTTTTCTTACGTAGAATGCGGCCGCCAATACCAACTTTATCAAGTACACCTTGTTTTGCTTTACGCATTTCTTTTCGATGTAATTGAGAGAATGGTGTTGCGTCGAATGCCATTCTAAAGAATTCTTTACTTTGCTCCGGATTTAATAAACCAGAAGAAACTGATCCTGTAGTAATTGTCTTTTCAATTTTAGATAGACGCTTTAATAATTGCTGATTGTTGTATGTTGTTCCCATATTAATATTTCCTCCTTATATTACAGGTTAACGCCTGTCCATATAGATTTTTTAATTGGTTGTTGCCCTGGAATGTATTCTTCGTCTGGATCTAAACTTTTACGAATAGAGGCAGCTTTTTCGATATTTTCAAGACGTTCAGCAAATGGCTCTAATGCTTTTTGGATAACTGCTGCAGTTTTCTCTTCCTCTGTTAGCTCTTCTGGTGTTGGTGTTTCTTCTCCATTCACTTGCTTTTCAATCTTATCTAACTTAGTAGTTAGTGGCTCTACCGCTTGTTTAACAATTTCTGCAATATCTTCTGCTTTCATTTCGTCTTCCTCCTGTGGTGAAGCAGCTTCTTTTATTTCACTAATTAAAGCTAATGCTTCATCTAATTTTTCATGATTCTTTTGGGATAATACTTTCCCAGCTTTTTTAATACTTTCTAATACAATGTTTTCTGCTTGTATACTATCTTCTGATTTTGCGATGGTATAACCACCTTTAATAGAAGAAAGTATATCCTTCATATCATCAAGAGCAGCTGCCATACGGTCGATATCGGGATTACTTTCCCAAATCTCCCAATAGAACACATCTTCAAACAAATTAAATACAGCTCGTAAATCACGTTTTTGTTTTTCATCAATAAAGCGGTCTTTTACTTCGCCTTTTGTGATTTTGTGAGTTTCACCTTTTACGAAATCTAACATTTTTCGAATAATGCCTTTATCTTCATGAGTAAAATCATCAATCTTGGCAATTTCTACACGTTCACCAAATCCACCCATAGAAAAACCAGTGACTTCACCTTTTTTAATTTCTTCCCAAGTGTCTGCATCATCAACACGAACCGTCATAAGCCACGTTCCTGCTTGTACTTCCTGTTCGCCTACTGTCATATCACTTTTAGCAATCCAGTTTTCAACAACTGTCCCTTTACCAGCGATTTCATCATGCTGTTTGTCGATGTGCTGGTAATTTTCCATAAAGGTATATGCGGCTTTTTCTATTTCTTCTGCAGTCATTGTATCCCCGTGTGAATCTTCTACATCCGGTTCATACACAACACCTGTAACAAGCTGCTTCTCTTCCTCTGTTTTAAGGATCGGAACTTGCTTTGATATATTTGGTTGTTTAGCAGATTCGCTTTTCATAATGGCGAATTGACGACCATTAGCGCCCTTTGTAACTAATGAAATATAGCTGATATTGGCGTTTTTTAGTTCGTATCCCATCGTTTTACCTCCTTCCCTATAAATATTGGGGTTCCACTGTCAAAACGCATAATAGCCAATTTAAAGCCGCATACGTTTTGACGATGAAACCCCAATCAAATAGGTATATTTTATTACTCTTCTGAAATCATAGTGCAGCGGCAATGCGGATGAGCTGGCGGACACATCTTTCCATTACTAAATAGATCATCAATATCTACCGTTTCCCCATGTAAACCACCACATTCTTTACAAACACGCTCATCATTTCCTGTAAGCCATGTTTTCTTATTTCTATTTGCGCCCTTATAAGCAATTAAATTGCCGTAATTCATTGCATATGTTGTTTCTGTTCGTGCAATCATCATTGCTCTGTAGTTACTTGCTTCTGACATCACATCTGCAATAGAAACACTTAATGCATCGACACCCATTCCTTCACTAAGATTCTTTAGCATTGTTTCTCTTAATCTATCTTTAGTGGTTTCATGTATTCCCTTTGCTAATTCAAAAGCGTAAGTAGCTACCCATTTTGCAGCAACGTCACCAATTGGATCTAATACCATCCAGGTTAAACCGTTAGAAGCTATAGTACTCTGTACAAACTCTGTTACATCATCCTGTAGTGTGTCCGTGACTTCGTCGACAAACATTTGTCGTTCCTCATCCCAATCAACACTATCCAGAAATTCATCAACTTCTGCTTCTGCAATTACAAGATCAATCTCTTCATCTGCTTTATTAATACGAATTACGGGAAGCAGGTTTAAGAGCCGTTTTCCCTGCTCGGAAAAAAATCCGCTACCTTCTTTTGCATAGCTTTTTCTATTTCTTCATGCTTTTCCCTAAATGCACTAATAGCGATTAAGTTATCTTGCTCATTATCTGCAGCTTTTGCAATTGGTTCAGACGGAGAAGATTCGGTTTTACCATCATAGAATTTATCCCCTTCTGGTACAGGTTCATAACCTACCACTTTACGGGACTCATTCAGTTTTAATATTCCACCCTCATAACTGTCTTTTGCATATTTCAAATCTGCTTCACGATCATCTGTATCAATTTCATTTAATTTAAAATACCAATCTAAACCGCCTAGTATTTCAGCAAATACACGGAACAATTGATTGTTTAATCGATGTTCCAATATTTCTTGTCCAGGTTCAATAATAGAACGCTTATACATCTCATTCATTTCTTTAGCAGTTGTTTGTCCTAATGAACCTGTCATAGCCCAACCGATACGATAAGGTGGTACACGATGGGCCACGCATATCTCCATTGCGCTATCCTGCTTATACAAACGGAAACTACCTTCTTTTACATCAGGGCTGACTTTTTCCAATCTAGCTTTTGCTCCTGGTGGAACAGGAACTACAGCCAACTTATGATGTTCGCCCTTAGTTTCTGCAGAGAAAAACGCTTTTAATTCATTTTCTGTTCCCTCATCTATCTCATCGATTCCCTCAATAAATAGCAGAGCATCCGGAATTGTCTTTCCTGTAAAGAAGTTAATATTGTAATCTCTTACTGCTTGAGATCCAACTATCGAGCCGATAGAACTAACATAATTAGGTATCCCATAATAAGAAGAACGAGAACCGAATTTACGAATAACAATTACTTCTCCGGCTTTTTCTGTTCCGCTTTCTGCAATATCTTCTGCATTTAATTCCCTACCATCATCAAGACGAAACTCATCAGGATAACCGAACTTTTTAAACCATCGTTCTTTGTTACTTACGATTTGAGCAAAGCGAACTTTATCTTTATGAGCACGAACTGTATGAGCTGGAATGTGGTATAGTTCTGACGGTTCCCCTTTGTTATTACGAACAACTTCAATAATGCCCCAGCCAACTGTTTCATAATCATCCCATACGGCCCTTATGATCTCGGAGCTTGTCATTTCCGGATTACAATTTCTCATAAATTCTTTTAACCTTTTATATTGCTCCTGGCTCGCGGCTTCTTTTACTTCTTCAAAAGGGGCAAAGTCAAAACCAACACCAGCAATATCATCGACTTTTGCGCTAATACAAGCAGAATGAATAGGATTACTTTCCTTTATATCCAGTAGCACTGCCATATCATAAGGAGGTTTAATTAATCCTTTATCACTATATGTTTGAGCGAATGGATCAACTGCCATTTGTTTGCTGTTGTCTTCCTTGTTGTTCGGATCATCAGCCGCTTTATTAATACCAAATACTTTTACATTCTTAATTGTTTTCTTATCACTCATATTGTTTGTATGTCCTCCTTTCTTCTATTAATAAAGAGCAAAAGAAATAGCCGAACAATAAATGTCCGACTACACTCTTTTAACCTTCCCACCCATAACTACTTTCGGTTTATAGAAGGCTAGAACTATAGCATCTGCTCTATCGGGTGATTGCAATCCGCGTTTCTTCATTTCTTCTTTTCGCTCTAATGCAATCTTACCTCTACTTGTTATTCTGTATTTACGGCTAGAAAATTGAGAAATCATTTTTTCATCATTTGGAATCTCCATTGTAGGTTCTTCACCCTGTATAAATGCTTTCATATTCTCTTCAAGTAAATCTCTTACAACGGCCCAGCCTTCTGTACCAGCATTATCATAATGCTCATCATCAAGCGGCTTCCCGTTATTCACAACCGGATATACTTTGAATGGTAATCGTTCAGATTTAATAACTTCTTTCAATCTGTCCGTAACACCACCACCAACACCACTATCATCGACTTTTATATCCACTCTTTTTAACTGCTTGTACTTTGCCATGTATTCCTTAGCTAATTTCAATACATGACCAGCAGTTTCCATAGTATCTTGTTTATAGTGGTTTAATAATTTAAAGACTTTATTTCCTATCCTTGGAGCAATTACAGTTTCATCATCACCAAATCGCGCAACGTCAACACCTAAGTCAAGTGTTTCACCAGTCGGCTCTACTTTACAAGATGCTGCTTGCTCTACAATTTCTAACGGGATAAATGCATCTGCTTCTGCTTTAGGAAATTCACCAAGTACACGTACACGCCAAACATCTGAACCCTCACCATATTTCTTTTTCAATACTTCTATATTGTCTTTACTGGTTCGAGGGCTATCTAAGCTAGAGACTTTATGTATTTTATATAAATCTCTGTCACGATTATGAGAATCATAAAATACACCGCTTGTTCTTGTTGGGTTTCCGCATAAAAACAATTTATTTTCTGCGCCAGATAAAGTACCAAGTATAGCTTCCATAATAGGATCTGCTATACCAGAAGCTTCATCACATACAAATAACATATAATCTTCGTGGAAACCCTGCATGTTCTCCGGCTTCGTTGCTGTTCTAGCAGTAGCAAACCAGCGTTCTTCACTACCAATCATGTATACTCGTGTTTTAGTCCATTTAAGAAGATTCTTAACTGCACTTCCTTCTAACCATTTAGCTATTTCGGCCCAAAGTACAGTAAATAACTGTTCCTTTGTAGGAGCTGTACAAATAACTTTTGGATTCGGCCTACAGCAGAGGAACCAGATGACAACAACTGACTCAAGACCTGTTTTACCAACACCTTGGCCAGAACGCACTGAAACCTTTGGACTTTGTGCCAAATCCATAAGAACTTTTCTCTGCCATTCATCCGGATAAAAACCCAGCATATCCTCGGCAAACGCAACCGGATCATCCCAATAAACATCGATAATCTCCATAAATTCACTAAAAGCCGTATTACTCATTAGCTTCAGCTTCCTTTTGTCTACGTCTGCGCTCTGCTATCTTCATAAGAGACTCTTTCCAGTCTTCTGTATTCTGATTAGTATCACCATCAACTTTAATAGCAGCTATTTCTTTCTTAAGTTTTTCAATGCGTAGCTTTTGTTCTTCTGTATTAGCTAATCTATCGTATTTTTCAATTAGATTTACTAGCGTTGACATTGCTTTCGATTGAGCATTTAAGAAACTAGCTTGCTTATCCCAAGCAAATTGAATTTCCCACTCTTCCTCATAGCCGCTTTCCGTAAGTTTATTTTTCCGCAGTTCTTTGGTCATGTCTTCGTTGTCTTTAACAAACATAATGCGTTGAGCATGAATGATTTGAGTGTACTGCAGCATAATACTGTCCCAAATGATTGTTAAGGAATCGTTGTTAACCGCTTCTTTTAATTCTTCTTTTAAATCATATATTTCTTGCGGCAAATACTTTCTATACAATCCATGACTAACAGCATTACCATTACGCAGTGGAGCAGATCCCCCGGAATTACCGACAGCATTTTTATTACCCTTTTTGGCTCCACCACGATTGTTTATAGCATTCTTATTACCTTTTGGTGCTCCTGGTTTCTTTTTGGAGTACTCCGCATCTTTCTTTGGAGTACTCCGTTCATTTTTATGGAGTACTCCATTTAATTTGCCTATCCATCCATCTTTGGATTTCCATCCGCCAACCGTTTTTTCGCTTACAGTTTTTTCGGATGTAGACAACAATTCAGCAATTTTACGATTCGTAATATTACCGTTATGTTCTTTAAATATTTCATACGCTTTGTTACGGTCTGGACTTCGTTGTCTGGCCATAATTACATAACACCTGCCCCCTTATCCAATTGTTTGCACTTCCTTCTCTAAACACTCAATGCATATATGAGCATTATCCGTATTCGCTTCACGGAGATATGTTTTATCAAAATGAGTAATAGTTAATGGCATTTTTAAGGTCCACATGCACGGCTCATTACAAACAGAGCAAGTAGGAACGTTTATAGTTTCTTCTTCCATTTACACCACCTCACGCTAATTGCTTTACAAAATAAAAAAGCAGCGGATTCGCTACTTTTGTTGTTCCCTATTTATAAACTGAAATCTTCTAATGATTTATCGATCTCATCTTGTTGGATTCCTATATAACGCAATGTAATAGACGGAGCAGAATGATTAAAGATCGTTTGTAGCATTACTACATCTTTTGTCTTCTGATAATAATGATAGCCAAAAGTTTTTCTAAGAGTATGCGTTCCAATTTCATCAAGCCCTACTTTTTCAGCAGCGGTATTCAAGATTCGATAAGCTTGAATTCTAGTGATAGGCTTTTTTGTCTTTTTAGAAGCAAATAAACAATCCGTTTCGTTCATTCCACTTACATACTCGTTTATTTTTTCTCTTAACGCTGTATTGATAATGAAACGCTTATCTTTTCCGGTCTTCTGTTCTTTAATTACAATGTGAGTTCTTTCTTTCACATCATTTACATGTAACTTTAATAAGTCACTAATTCTTAGACCTGTATTGATTCCCATTTCAAATAAAAATAAATCACGATAAGATTGGCGACGTAAAACCTCTTTCACTTCTTCTAATTTTTTCTTATCTCGAATTGGTTGCACAAACTTCATTCCTTACCCCTCCATACGTTATGTTACATTAGATGTATCTTTATTATACAATATGTTACATAAAATATGGTAGTTATTTTTACAAATGGATAAAAACGTTGATATAACAGCCTTTCTTCCCTTTAATCTAATGTAACAAAATACATGATGTGTTACATTAGATGGTTTCCACTTACCTTTTACAATATTTGGTTTGTGTTGAGTTTGTTTCATTTTTACATGAGCATTTGAACCACTCTTCAAACCGCTCTCTATTTATCACCCAGGTTCCACCGATCTTTTTAGATTCAATAGCACCTGCTGCACATAGATTCTTTATATGACCAGGAGAAAGGCTGCTAATAAGATGAGCGTCATTAACACCGATAACATTATCTAATGCTGCGTATGCTTTTAAATTAACATCTTCCCATTTAACTCCATACATACCTATACCAAATTCATTCATTTTTGCTTCATCTGCTATTCCTTCTAAACGATCTAATATAATAGCATTCATTAACTCCCATGTAACTGCACCAGATAAAACGCGTGTCTTTAATTCTTTTGTTAAATCATTTAATAATTCTAATTCCATATGTATCACCTCATGTCTAACACTTATAAATTGCGTCAATAACGATTTTCTATTTAATTAAAAAAGAGCACCCGTTTCCACGAGCACTCTTTAAGAGATTGCGAGTACCCTCATTAACGAAAGTTAAAGCAGTTACAGTTAATGAGTTACAAGCAGTATATGCTTGTCTACTTTAATGCGTGAAAAAAGAGCACCTGCGCCAGTAGGTGCTCTTAACGTGGTAAGGGCTTTCGATGAGATGAGCATTGAAATAAGATAGATACAAGCGAGTGAGCCTGTCCTACACTTCAATATATGCTTGTCCTTACCAAAAGGTGCAAACGAAAGAGAGCACTCCCCCAGCAAGTGCTCTCTTTACTATATATACGGGGAACACGTTGGAAACCGTTCCGTATCATTATATGGTGGATTCACTCCCATTATAACTAAGACATTGATTTAAGACGTTTAATGTGTAATTTCTATATAACAAAGGAAAAAGCACCCGTTTTGGATGCTATTGATCATTATAGTTACGTGTCAAAATGATATTTAGTTCTTTTTCTGGTTCCTCGTTTTTTGGATGTCGATAATACTCCAATTTATACTTTTTTACATCATAATTAAAGAGACCTATTTTAATACTGTTAGTTTCTCTCAAAACAGCCATTAAACTAGCTACATCCTCATTTTTAGAATCAAGAATCATTTCTCCAGATTCGCTTCTAAAAAACACTCTCATACATTCATCCCCTTTCCCACTATCTATTCGACAGAAAAGAAAAATATCCTACAAAACAAAGAGCCATCCACGAAGCGACAGCTCTTTTACAGCTTATAAAAATATTAAAGGGGATGGAGAAACATTTACGAAAGGTGAATCTCACAATCATTTCAAGGCTAATTATTCTCAAACTTCTCCAAGCCACCATACTCCTTTAAATTGACACCCTAAAGGTAGGCAGGTATCAACTTAAAGGAGAACAGAAGCTCTCCTCCGTTTAGACCATTTAAATTAATGAAGTTTTGAAGACTATTCTATTTGCGTATCGAAATCAAGAACTACATACAAAGTGAGGTACGCAACTCCTTACTCGTATGTTCTGTAAAATCCTCTTGCAGATAAGGAAGAGCAACGCTATATGTTCACTCATCACCTAACTACAAGAGCTGGTTTCGGCCTCTCATATATAGGTGGCAACCGTACGACAAAAATAACGTTTTAAAAATGAAAGTCTCATCCGACCATGCAGAAGAGACTTTCACTAATTTGTATTTTAATTTTTTCATCTGCTCTTTTTAAAGTAGTTTGAACAGTACTTTTAGTAACTCCTAAAATTTTAGAAACTTTTTCCATAGAGAAACAATTCCCCTTCGACATCATATATATTTCTTTTTCTCGTTCCGTTAAAGTTGATAAAGCATCTTCTAATTTAATCCGATCCCAATGAGATATAGAATTCTCTATTGGTTTATCATCCCATTCATATAGAGTTTCCGTGCTACGAAAATATCTTTGCATTAAAAGTGTATCAACTGTTTTTTCCTTTTGATATGCCGCTCTACGTTCAATAGGTCTACGTAACCCTGGTTGTTTTGCTGTACGCATCCATTCCAGAGCATAATTAATATCACTAATCATTTCGTTAATAATACTTATATCTTTCTCTGTTGCGCCCACCTTAGATTCTTCTAAGCTCTTTCTTGTTTTGGTATACTGCTCCATTAAATCTTTCATACCAGGTTCCTCCTTTTATATAAAAAGAGGACGCTGAATTATATATAAGAAGAATTGCTTTCTTATGCATAATCAACGCCCTCTAAATGTGGACTATTATTTTCATTATTTTTTATTTATTCTTTAATTTCGGTATGTGAAATTTTTATCTTAGGTTCCTCTTTTTTAATTGTTCACTTATATAACTTGGATCTCGTATACCAAGCTCTTTTGCTATCTGTACTTTTGTCATTCCACTTTCTAGCATTATTAATGTTTTCGCACATAATACATCCCATTCTGCTTTCGTTCTCCTTTTAGGTTTATCCCCTACATAAGTTCCCCCTAAAGCAGTACCTAATTTATTTATCTGTTTACCTATATCACAATTATGTAAACAATGGCTGGATTTATATTGGTGCTCACATCCATTACAATGTTGGTCCTGTAAATCAATTATCTTTATACGTATGTCTCTTTTGCTAACTTCTTTTATTTGTTCCATCAGCTGCAGATTGACCAATCTAGTTTATCTACATGTACCAGGTAATCTACTAGAGCACGATCAGTTCTTTCTACTACATACGCATGTTTTTCAAATTCTTCCCTTGGAATAGATTTACGGCCACCATCATATAGCATAGCTTCATAGTATTTCGCTACTAAATTTACAGGAACCAAATAAATAATATGATTCGTTCTAAATTCTATTAAAAAGAAACAAATTGCTCCCTGCGCTTGTGTATCATTTAAATAATCGATTTGATGTCTACTAATACTATCTAATGGAAATCTCTTTGTTTCTTTTGTAGACTTTGCTTCGAAGTAAACCGCTCTTCCTTTATATACTCCATCGTAATCTACTGTAGATTTACTTTCCCATGCACTTTTGGTTATCTCACCTTTTTGATTTGTTTTTATAACTTTCACCGGTGTTGGACGTTTATTAAAAATACCTACATTTGCCGTTTTATACATACGACAAGTAATGTTTAATAAATGTTCAAAAGCCATTCCTCTATTTCCGTAACCCATGCTGTTTCCTCTCTTTCTATTTAATAACTCCGTGTTTTACAAATACATTCACCTTTGTTAGCTGCTCTTTTATATTCCCTGTCACATATTAGATAAACGCTCATATATTATTTTGTAACCACCCCTCCTATTGGGTGAGCTCGTCATCTTATTTACATGAAAACCTTCATAGTAAAAAGGACTCTATTTTACCTAAAGGCGATTTAACGGTAATCGCCTTTTTACTTATGAAAAACATACAAAATGAAATTTTTATTAATTATTTCTCAACAATTAACACATAGAAATTTCAATCCATTTTTGGTAATATATAGCTAATCTCTATATGTTTAGTATATATGCCTGGCTTCATTAAAAGGACCCACCCCCTCAATGTGGGTCCTTCTTTTTAGATGTTTTCTACTAAAATAACTATTTTGTAGCAATATCTAGACTCCTATATTTCAAGAAACCCAGATTACACATTTAACTTGAACCAACGGATTAGCTTCATCGATCTGTAAATTCATTTTCTATATATCCTTAATTAAAGATTTATGAATTCAAACTAATTTGCTATATAAGTTAACTTTCTGCGCTTCATTCGTTCTTCTCTTGATGGAAAAACCATCTTAGACCACGGTGATCTTTCTTTTCCTATTTTCCCACCCTTCTTTCCACATTCTGAACGTGTCATGATTGGAATTGTTATTGCTTCTTCTATCGACCATCCCAAACGCTTAATTCTATCGCGTGCAACTGTGTAACTAATCCCATTCAATGCTGCTATCTCTCTCTGTTCCTCACTCAATGCTTTATTTTTAAAACAAGAATTCACTTTGCTTGCTCGCTTTATACTTTCAATTCTGCTTAAAGGTGGTTGACTTATTGCATCAATTAGTGACCATCCTCTTTTTATTCTGTCACAGTATACATGACGAGTTATCCCATTTTGTAAGGCTATTTCCTTCACCATATTCCAACCATACTTATCATGCATCCGAACAGGAGTTGTTATTGCAACTTCTTTCTCCCATCTTAATTCCCTAATTCTCTTGTTCAGCGTACTTGCACAAATAC